TATTAGGTCAACGCTTTCGGCGACTGATATCACCAATTTCTTTTTCTGGTTTAGTAGATTTGGTAATAGCACCTGCAATCTCAGCCGCAGATTGGGCAAAGTCTAGTTCACCATCGGGTCCTATGTTATCAGCACCCTCAACATCGCCTGTGAACTCAGTTGCTTTTGGAGCTAGTTTGAAACTGAAACCACCTTTAGTTGGATCAGTTGCACCTGCTTTACTCTCAACAGTAACAACGCCGTCTAGTTTAGCTGGCCATTGTGTTTTGAAATTAATCTTTCCACCTTTATATTCAGCATATTGTTGAACAAAGTTCATGTCCAAAATGTTCAATACACCACCTTCAAAGTTTGGAATAGCATCGTTTAAGTTGATAGCATCCATTGATGCTTTCTTAATCATATACATTAAACGTCCACCGTCACTTGAATCACCTTTGAAAACTGTATCTGCCCAAATAGCCTGATACTTTTTTGGTAAACGTGATTCTTGTTTACGATTTGCTTTATATAACTGCAAGCTATTCTCAGCCATTTGATAGTCTTTGTCTTTCCAAGGCAAGAACTGGTTGAATTTCTTAGGTAACGAATTTGGATTATACTTGTGAATAATGTTCATTGCTTTGAACGGTTGTTCTTTAGTTGGAGTGTTTGCACACATATCAATGAACTCAACAAGAGCCGCGAATCTCTTGTTCTTACGCATATTGTCTGGGACTTTCAATCCACTCATTGCAGGAGGTGCTCCACCACCTGTACCTTTACTTGAGATTTTAACTTCGTGTAACGTGTTTGGGTTCTTAATTTCAGCATAGCTATCAGCTAAACGCTCATTCTGTTTACTAGGAAATCGTAACACTAAGTCTTCGATAGAGCCACCTAACCATTCTTCAAACTGTTTACGTTTTGGAAACTCGGATTGGTTATACAATAATGCCAACACGCCTAAATATTCACCGGCATCATCAACCAAAGCACTACGTAGTTTTTCATGTGACTTGTCTCTTAGTTCTTCTGGGAGAACAGCGCCCTCGCCTGCCATGATTTCTTGTGCTAGTAATACGACTACTTTACCTTCAGGTGTTGAATTTAATTTATCATTGCGAACAATCATGTCACCAAAATCATCTGCTGCGATTTCTCGGTCAGTAATCTTAATATTTGCAGGATTAAATTTGTATCCTGCTTTACCTTTTTCTTCTTCGCCTGTCTCAGTATCAGCGGTAGCAGAACCTTCTTTTTGTCCACCGAACTCAGCAGTTTTAAGTAGAGTGCTTAATGGGATCTCTTTCTCGCCACCCTCTAACTTAACTTTGAGTGCACCTTTAAACTGAGTACCACCAGGGGCATTATGTAGTGCTAATAAACGTTCGGCCTCTGAAGGATCTAATCTAACAAGATGTCCGTCAGTAGTTTTGAATTCATTGCCGGCAGCAATATATTTGATGAAAGCCTCAAAACGTCCGGGTCTTTTCAACAAGACACCGGGTGATAATGTTTTTTGTTTATCATCATCTTCTGTAAGGTAGGATAGTAGGTCTAATAAGTCACGCATAATATATTATTTATGCGAATTATGCTTTGAATAAGTTTTGATGTTTGAACCAGCGTCTTTGGCTATGTGCTGTTTTTAATGATATCTCGTGCCATTCCATTTCTTCACGAAATTGAAAGAAACTTGGACCATGACTCATTAACCATTCCTTACCATCATGTTCTCTCTCAGGGCCTATGATATCCCATTGATATTGATGAACCATTTCATGTGCTAATGTAGTCACGAACCATTGAGGGCAGAAGAATTTGTCCATCATTCTAATAGTACAATAGCTTCCTGTGACTGTTCTGTGAGTATGTCCCATGCACATGCCCCAATATTTACGGCAATGTGATTGTACTTCTAGCTTGGGTTTTCGTAATGTATTTCCGAAAACTTCGTAGTTTATCAGTTCATATGTGTGATGAACGAATCTATTACTTGGGCGGAATAAAAGGCGTTTCTGCTCACTTATAGTGGGCAATGGTAAATTCATCAACTCCCTCAAGCTCAAGTTCGTTACTACCATGATATAGTATTTATGAAAATTTTGATCTTTTCAGATTGGGTCTAAATAAAGTACAAGGAGAAAAAATCATGGAAGTTATTATCGTATTGGCGGTACTTTTAGTAGTCGCATATTTCACTTTCTTTTATAACAAAGAATCGGAATCTGAGAAAACTCAAGCACCTTATAAAGTAGAGGCGCCCGAGGCTAAGGTTGAGGCAGTAAATGCTGCTCCAATCGCTGTGGCAGCACCTGCGGCAAAACCAGCAGCTAAAAAACCAGCTGCTAAAAAGGCAGCACCTGCTAAAAAGACGGTAGCTAAAAAAGCACCTGCTAAGGCAAAGGCTCCAGCAGCCAAAAAAACTAAGCCTAAGGCATAAGGAAATGGGGATTCGTCCCCATTTTTTCTATGAATATTGGATTTGATATTATCAGCGACCTGTACTTGACGGGTCAAGAAGATTTTAACTGGGAGTCTAAGCCAACCAGTTTGTTTTGTTTAATACCCGGTAATATCAGTTCTGACCTGTCAGTGGTATACAAAACACTTATGCACCTTAAAAAGTATTATCAAGGTGTATTTTTCATTGACGGTTCGCTAGAAAACCCTGATGTTAATCTAGCAGACACTAGAATCAAAGAACTTTCTAAGATTTGCAATAACATCCCAAATGTAGTATATCTACACACTAATGTGGTGATAGTTGACGGTGTGGCACTAGTAGGGATCAATGGTTGGGAAGAAAGTTCATACGTCAACACCAGCATGGACGTTTTTCAAATGAAAGCGAATAGGTATGATGATATAATGTACCTAGAAAAAACGCTAGACCGCTTACAACTTCATGTCGAAGTTAACAAAATTATAATTTTGTCTAACAGTGTACCCACTAAAGAGTTATACTTTGGTGAAGAAGGCGTGCAATATAACGAAATGTTTCTAGCAAATGCCTTAGACAGAGATACAGAAACCAAAGTTGTTAAATGGGTTTTTGGCTCCAGTGACAAAATGGTTGACACCGTAATTAACGGTGTCAAATTTGTGAATAATCCTAAGTATACTAAGGATCCTTATTATCCTAAACGGATAGAAATTTAAGCCTCAGCTTCAATCTTCACTTGAAGTGGGAAACCCTCATCACGTGCTTCTAGTGTAACTTCAATACCCTTTTGTTCAGCTATCTCGAATGGTAATATAGCTACCACAGCACTACCTGATTCATGGATTCCAGTTGTAATATTAACCGCAGTTTCATCAGTGTAGTTGAAATGGTCTATAAGACTGCGAACTACAAACTCCATAGTAGTATGGTCATCATTCATATAGATAACTTTATACATTGGTGGTTCTGCGAGTTTAAGATTTGGTTTTAGTCTTGTTTTTGATTCAGTTTGTGGCATTATAATTTCCCATAGAGTGGGTAGTTTCCTACCCACTGAGTTAACGAACTTCTATTATATTATTTATTGTACTTAATGTCAATTTTCTTGGGCATCTTTTCGATAGGAATAATGCGTTCAAGTTCGATTGACAAAATACCATTCGTAACTTCTGCGTTTTTAACTTCAACATGTTCTGCTAAAGTGAATGTACGCTCAAAATCACGCATACTAATACCATGAACTAAGTATTCGGCACCGTACTTGTTATCACGCTTAGTGCTACCTGTAATGGACAATATTTGCCCTTCAACCTGAAGGTCAATGTCCCCTTCATCAAACCCAGCAACTGCTAATTGAATGACAAAGTTGTTTTCGTCAACTTTCAATACATTGTGGGGTGGGTAGTTTGTTGATTGGCGACTTGTGGCTCGCATTAGTTCATCAAACATAGAATCAAAGCCGATTCCAAATTTGTGAATTGTTGGTATGTCCAACGCTCTTAGTGTTAATGTTCTATTATCTTGTGTCATTTTTATCTCCTTAATTAAGCAAGATTTAATGTAGGGCCCGTCCTATACGGCACCCTACTTGTATTAGAATCACTTAGATTCTTTTACTTCTGCATCTACGACAGTATCATCTGCCTTAGATTCTGTTGCGCCTTCAGTAGCCTTTTTTGCAGCTTCTTCGGCTTCATACTTTTTACCAGTGATTGGACCAATTGCTTGATACAACTCTGTGTTAGCTTTGTTGATTGCTTCAACATCGTCCCCTTGAATAGCTTTGTTCAAAACTTCTAAGGCTTCTTGTGCTTTATTACGTTCTTCTTCTGTGACTTGATCCTTGTATTCATCAAAGTCTTTCTTAAATGAATTATAAGTTCCTTCTGCACCGTTACGAGCTTGAATTAACTCAACAAGTTTCTTATCAGCCTCAGCATTTTCTTCTGCTTCACGTACCATGCGTTGGATCTCGTCATCCTTTAAGCCACTGTCTGACTTAATAGTAATCTTGTTCTCTTTACCAGTAGACTTATCCTTAGCACTAATGTGCATGATACCGTTTGCGTCAATATCAAATGTAACTTCGATTTGAGGCATGCCACGTGGTGCGGGTGCGATACCGTCTAAATTGAACAATCCAAGTTCCTTATTGAACTTGAACAACTCACGCTCACCTTGGCCAACTTTAATAGTAACAGCATTTTGATTATCTTCTGCTGTACTAAATGTCTGTGATGCCTTAGTTGGGATAGTTGTATTCTTTTGAATGACTTTAGTAAACACACCACCTAATGTTTCAATACCCAATGATAGTGGGGTAACATCAAGCAATAGAACGTCTGTGCGATCACCTGCTAGAACAGAACCTTGGATAGCAGCACCTGCGGCCACTGCCTCGTCTGGGTTAACGTCCTTACGTGGTGCCTTACCGAATAGTTGTTCAACTGCTTCTTGTACTTTAGGCATGCGTGTTTGACCACCAACCAAGATAACTTCGTCAATGTCACTTGCTGATACACCTGCATCTTTCATAGCTTGACGACAAGGTGCAAGACTACGCTCAACCAAATCAGCAACCAATGATTCAAATTTAGCACGAGTTAATTTCACATTCAAGTGTTTAGGACCTGTAGCATCTGCTGTAACATATGGTAAATTAACATCTGTCTGTGCTGAACTTGACAATTCAATCTTAGCTTTTTCTGATGCCTCTTTTAGACGCTGTAGTGCCAACACATCAGACTTTAAATCAATACCAGATTCACGCTTGAATTCGTCAACCAAATAATCCATGATGCGTTGGTCAAAATCTTCACCACCTAAGAATGTATCACCGTTTGTTGATAGAACTTCGATTTGTTTATCACCATCAACATTGGCTAACTCAATAATACTAATATCAAATGTTCCACCGCCTAAGTCGTAAACAGCAACTTTGCGGTCCTTTGAACTTTCTTTATCAACACCGTAAGCCAAAGCAGCTGCCGTTGGCTCGTTGATAATACGTAGAACTTCTAGTCCAGCAATCTTACCAGCATCTTTTGTTGCTTGGCGCTGACTGTCGTTAAAGTAAGCAGGAACTGTAATAACTGCTTGTGTAACTTCTGTGCCTAGATAGTCTTCCGCGGTCTTTTTCATTTTACGCAAAACTTCTGCGCTAATCTGAGGTGGGGCTAGCTTTTTATCTTGTGCTTGAACCCATGCGTCACCATTACTATTTTCGATAATAGTATAAGGCATTAGGTCAATATCTTTCTGTACGGCTTCTTCTTTGAACTTACGACCGATGAGTCGTTTTGCCGCATAAATTGTGTTTTTGGGATTTGTTACAGCTTGACGTTTTGCTGATGCGCCAACTAAGATTTCTTCGTTAGCATAAGCAACGATACTCGGGGTTGTTCTACCACCTTCAGAGTTTTCGATTACTTTAGTTACGCCATTCTCAACGATAGCTACGCATGAATTTGTGGTACCCAAGTCGATACCGATGACTTTGCTCATTTTATTCTCCTTTAAAAAGCAAGATTTTTAACTGTAGACCTGTTAAGCATCTACATTACTTATGTATTTTACAACATTGCGTAAAATATTTGTATATTATTGGGTTAGTATAGTTTTGGGGGAAGTGATTGACTACGCAAGTGTTTCTTCCAACGACTTTTAGCTTTGTTCTTGTCTATTTTACGTTGTGTAGTTGGCTTTACGAATTCTTGACGGTCACGGATTTCCTGAAGTAAACCTTGATCGGTCACTTTCTTTTTTAATTTTCTTAATGCCTTTTCGACATTATTATCAGTTACTTGTACTCTGCGTCCTTTGGTTGTCATATTAATGCTTTGGGCTCTAAAACATTGTCCCTGTCTATATTTATCACCTTGATTTCATTATCTCTATACTTTTTTGTATAAAACATGTGTGGCATCAGTACACGCTCGATTTCACTATGAAGTCCTCTAGCACCAGTTTTCAGCTTTAATGTATTTTCAGCTATTTGGTCTAGTGCTCCCGGAGTGAAAGTCAATTCAATATCATCTAGTTTTAATAGATATTTGTATTGGGCAATGTAGTTGTTCTTTACATCAGTTAGAATGTGAATTAACTGTTCTTTAGATAACTCTTTGATAGAAACAGTGGTAGTGAATCTTCCAATAAATTCAGGGATAAGTCCGTACTTTGTTAAATCTTCTGGTCCTACTTTACTCAAGTCACCTTCGATTTTGTTGTCTTTTACAGTAGCACCGAAACCTATGCTTGTGCCATTCATACGATTGCCGATAATATCTTTTAGACCAACGAATGCACCGCCGGCAATGAACAAAATATTTTTGGTATCAATCTCGTTCATATCAGAACCAGGATGTTTGCGTCCACCTTGATTTGCTACACGACAAGTGGTACCTTCAACTAATTTAAGTAATGCTTGTTGTACACCTTCGCCAGATACATCACGTGTGATAGATGTTGATTCACCCTTACGTGCAATTTTATCAATTTCATCAACAAATACGATACCACGCTCTGCTAATTGTTTGTCACCATTTGCGGCATTTAGTAACATAGTAATCATAGATTCTACGTCATCGCCTACATAACCTGCTTCGGTCAAACTCGTAGCATCTGCCACGACAAAGGGCACTTTGAGATATTTCGCCGCTGTTTTGGCAAGTAATGTTTTACCCGATCCTGTAGGACCTATGACTAATACATTGCCCTTTTGGATTTCTAAATCCTTAGGTGGATTGTTTATCCTTTTGTAGTGATTAGAAATGGCAACACTTAATACAATTTTTGCATCCTCTTGACCAATAACATGCTGATCCAGAAAGTTCTTAATAGCTTCTGGATCATATTTTGGTTCAGGAGTTTCTTCGTTTTTTATTTCGTCGGTTATAAGTTCACTGCATAATTCTACGCAATCACTGCATATAGCTACACTGTCACCTACGATTAACTTTTCTACATCCTCTTTGCTCTTACCGCAAAAACTACAATTGTTGATACTGTGTTTCGTTTCGTCACTCATACATCTACTTATCCCCAGTAGTTTATTATTGAACAAAAGTGCATTGTGTAGTGGTTACACTAACTTCTACTTCTGAAATTTTATTAATTTTGTGTTGGTTGCTACTTACAGTATAAACCATTTCTTCTTCAATGACTTTATTGCCGTTTAAAACGAATGAATCAGTTGGATAGAGACCATTGATTGGTATTCCAGGACCGCATCCTGATTTCACTATGTGACCGTTATCGTCTTTAAATTTGATGTTGACATAAATCATGCCCACAAATTTGTTTTTGACCATAGAGGCACGTGAAACATCATTAAAATAGTAAGTATCAGTTTTACCCAACATCCATGCCTTAGGATCTTTTGACACTACACTTATACGTTCTTGCTTAATTGTTCTGGAAGACGGATCTTGTGTAATAGTCAATGCCTCATTCAATGCTTGCAAATACTTATAGTTCCATGAAATTTTATATGGTACTATAATTACAGGATTTCTGTTTACATCTACTTGATGGTACACTTTACCCTTTTCTACAGTAAAGGCATATCTAGGGTAGTCATTCAATACTTGATTCAATAACTTATCTCCGGATTCTTTATTCTTTATGAATGAAGAATACTGAGCCCCTAATCTTTCACCTTGGATTTGACCAGTGGGGGTCTGTGCGTTCATTATCCGTTCAGCAATTTTGCTACTCTTTACAGTAACGTCCATAATCAACAAAACACGATTTGGTTCGTCAATTCGACCCTCAATTTTAAAATCATCAACATAGCCCGAACTATGTTTCAAGATTTCGTCTTTGATTAGTCTTTGTTTTCTGACTTCTGTTTCGGTAACTACAACAGCGCCAACTGCAAATTCGATTGCGTTAGAAAAACAAATTTGTTTGGCTTGTTCAAATGTACGTGCCTCACAAGAGACACGAATAGGACCTTCTACGAAAGGTTTGTCTTTGCTAGTACTAGCGCAACCGGCTAGTACTAGACAACACACAATATAACGTAACATGATTAGTTACCGAAACGTTTACGCATTTCACGTGCCGCACGGTCACTATCTTTATCCCAGCGAATAGTAACTGAGATTTCTTGTTGACCGATTTTTTCAGTTTTCACTTCACGGAAGCCACGCAAAATAGATTCAGAATGTTCACGCACTGTACGGGTAACTGTACGGGCAGTATCATTTGAATTCTCACGTGCTGAAATATTCTTGGCTTCTTTATCTGTCATGTCAGATTCGCTAGAACCATTAAATTGATCCTTAGCTTTTTCAACGTGCTTTGCAACAGTTGAAACAACACGGGTACTTGTGATTTGTGTTTTGATAAAATGAGAAACGTTAGCAAATGCCTCTGCACGTGCCACTTTACGTGCCTCACTTACTTGAACAGCAGTAGCACCGTTAGTCCAAGTACTAGCAGTTGATTCAATAGCAACAATCTCACATTCATCTTGCCAAGGCTTATACCATTTGCAATTAGTGATAATTTTAACACCTTCATCAGAGAATGATGTGTTTAGTGTTTGATTGCGAATTGGGTCATCCGGGTTTACTGTTTTTGTACTAGAGCAAGCGGCAAGTGATGCTACTAGAACTAAAGTAGTAAGTTTGGCAAATTTCATAAAAACCTCTGTGTGTAGTTAAACAATGATGATAGTATACTAGATTTCGGATTTACTTGCAAGAGATTTTGGTCAACCTTTTTTGCTTTTAATGTGGTCTGCGATAGCTTCTTGCTCATTTTGGGTAAGTAATTCTGGATCGTACTCACCTGTAGCCAATTTGGATATTAAGAACTCTAGGTATTCAGGAGTTAGGTGACTATCAGTTAAATCACTGTTAATTTTTATCCATCTAGCACCATTGAATTTGTATACTTCATTTGGAAAAGTATCCACTTTAACAAAAATATCACTAGTGTTACCTTTCTTTGGAAGTTGTGTTCCGAAGTCAGATTTAGTATTACGTAACCCATCTTCTTTTAAGAAGAGGTCTGGGTATTGAACCGCAAATACATCCTTGTGCATGTATTTGCCATCGTACTCTACATAGTCTCCGCTAATTATCGGCTTTGAAGAATTGAATGATCTTCCAGTTTGAACCCATTCTCCGTCAACTTTGACACCTTCATAATTGGGCGTGTCATCTGGTTCCTGTTTGATATGTACTTCTACAATTTCAGGAATATCTGTTACATAATCGCCTGGTCTGTCTACTACGTCAATACCCATTGCAAGAATCTGTGGTTCAGGTTTTTGGGTTTCTACCTCAACAATTTGTTCTTCCTCTACCACAGGTTCTTCAAACTCTCTTACTTGACTTACCATTGGCTTCAAATTTTCAAAGTGTTTAAATGGTACGTTTAAGTATGGATGTTTTTCAATTATAGTTTTTTCGGGTTCTGGTTCCGGTATAGATTCTTCATATTGAAAATCATCTTTTGGATGTTCACCTGGATCATTGAATACAATGGGTTCTGGTACTAGTTCTTCTGCTGTAGGTTTCTCACCTACATCAGCGACCCAAGCATCTGGCTTCTCTGAATCAAATGCTTCCACTGACTTTTTAAGTTGGGCAACTTGTTCGTCTGTAAGAGGACCATCATCCATTTCATATTGTGGTTCTTCCTCGTCCCATTCTTTACTTTGGTTAGCCGCAATAACTAACATCAACGCCAATGGGTCAAACACAGCGACAAGTAAAATGATTACCCAACGGACAGCAGCCTCAAGCATATTGTTGTCAGCATTGTCACCATAAATCAATGCGGCAATGTATTTTATTGGTCCTACTTCTGCTTCAATCTTTCTAGTTTCAGCGGCAAGCGGAGCACG